CCATCTTTATTAAGGTCCCCCAGTAAAGCACCTTTCATTAACCTTGGCACGTTAGTTGGTAAATCCATAATTGGCTTCTTAGGAATTTTAGCACCTCCAGCTTTTTTACCCAAGCTATTATATTTTTTATCTAATATTTGTAAATCTCTGTCAGATATACGAGGATTATTATAATCTTTATCTTTTTGCTCTTTTTGTTTTATTCTTTGTTTAAGAGCGGCATCTTGGTCTGATACACCCTTTCCTATCATTTTTAAATCTTGGTCCGATATACCTTGAGTATTTTTATTTGTTACGCCTTTTTGTCTATACATTTTTAAAACATCTGCGTCCGACATTGTTTTAGGTAGCCCCATTCTAAGTCTATACATATCAGCTAAATCTTTTTTACTGTTATCTTTTCGCAATTTCATTTTACTTGTATCAATCTTATCACCTTTGCCAATTCTATTAACAGCATCTCTTGATTCAGTCATAAACTTTCTATCTTTGGCTTTATTTAAATCTTTATCTGTAATTCGTTCCATTATACTGGTACTCCTAGTTTAATAATGCGTGCTATCAGCCGCTCCGCTCTCGCAGTTGTCTGCTTATGCCATCTGGAATCTTCCATCTCATCTGCCGCCTTCATCCAATCTCTATCGTTTACTGAAGCAATAAAATTTTTAAATTTGCTGAATCTTGGTTTTCCCAATTGAAAACACATATTAGCAATTACTAGTTGTGCCTCAGAAGGTAAATCATCGAAGTCAGGGAATATGTCTTTACAGTCATTTAGTGTAATTGCTATATCTCGAGAGAACCAATCATTAACTTGCTCATGAGGAACTTTGGTTCCTATAGGTTTATCGTAGTACTCTTCATCCCACTCAGTAATAAGATGCCCGATACCTCCGGTTAAATGCCCTAACGAGCAATGGTACGTTTCGTATACAACGCCTTCATCATTAGCTATCTCATCTTGTAGTGTAACTAAGTTCATTTACCCATCCTTAAATTCTTACTTCTTTCGCCTGCTTTTTTGCCCATAGTTTTATACTGAGTTTTTAAGTTAGCAGTTGGATTACCTGTTGCCTTACTTGTTAAATTAGCTCTACTTACGCTTGTGGGTTTAATTAGCCCCTCATCCAACATTGCTCTTAACTCTGGAACTTTAAATTGGTACCCTCTATGTATAGTTGGTATATTTATTACTTTATTATTATACTTAAATGTTCGAGACTGCTCAGATACTCTTTCGCCATCTTTATTTATATATACAGGTCTATTTACAGGTTTGCCTTTATATGTAGTTTTTAAGTTAGTCTTCTTTCCAACTAATTCTTTACCTTTTATATAATCTTTAAATGGCATTATTTCTTCTTGAACATCTTTGCAGCTTGTCCAACTCCCTTGATTCCAAAACTTGCACTAATTGCAATATATAATAAGTACTGATACCACTCTGGAAGAGTTGCCAGTATTGTGAATCCATGTTCAACATATTCCGTCATCCCTGGAATAAAAACTAAAATAGCTGGTGTAAGTAGTACAACTAACGCGAACTCGTCTTTCCAAGAATCCACTGTAGCATCAGCCATCTTGCCTTCCCATTCGACCTCGCCTGCTGCAACTTTCTCTGCAACAGTTGCACGAGCACGAGCCTCTGCGACTTTAGCCTGTCCTTCAGCTTTTGTTTTCTCAACTTTGTTTTCAAACCATGTACCGGCTAAATTAGCTATAGGTCCTATTAACGCTGTGAGCATGTACAATCCTTTTTATTAAATCTGTTGTCTATCCATACTTTGCCATAGTACAGTATAAATAACCATAATGTAAAAAGAGCACCTTCTAAGTAAGATAAATCATTCCACGCATCTAATATCATGTTTTCCATTAAATTCTCCCTTGAGACTTACGTAACAATCTTACGTACCTCATATAGAATGCACTGCTTATATTATTAAAAAATTTAAATAATTTAAAGTTTAATTCTATTAGCACTTCCATCTTCTCCTTGCTTGCCTTAAGCGACTATTAGGATTCTTAGCTGCTTTTGGAAACTGTTTCATCTGACCAGCACTTCTAGCACAGAATGACTTTCTTCTCTTTGCTGCTTTACTTCCTGGTTTTACTTTACCAGTGACTGCAGTCTTTAATTTACTTCCGGGATTCTCTCTACGATACTTGGCTACACCTTTTTTAGTCATACCCGCACCAGACTTAGTTGGTCGCTTATGTCCTCCTTTTATAGTGTATCCTTTCATTATATATTCTTTTTATCAATTCGTTTATCTGCTACATCCATACATTTATACTTCATAGCTACATACCCAGGCATATATTCTGGTAACTCTCTTGCTATTTCATAAGCTCTTTGTATACATTGTGTCTTTTCTTGATAGGGTCCATTTAAATCTTGCAATTGTTGGCAAAAATTAGGATTAGTTGCTAAACACGCTAGTACCATAGTTTCAAACATTGCAATTCCTAAAATAATGGGCGAGACCGACATTAGTATAATCTCGCCCTAAACTTGAGTAACTGCATCGAACCCCGCAGGAATAAGTACAGTATCAAGCTGCTCTGTGACGATAGAGATTACTCTCTATACGTACTGCGACATACCCTCCGCTACCAATGCCTTTTCTATATCCTCAACGCTGAAGTCTTTCCCAGTACGTCCTTTTAAAGCCGCACGTATATAAATAACGTGATGGCTTGGTATGTGTGTTTTAAATCTACCATATTTCTCATACTCATAGCAGATTTGCTCTAATAAAGAACCAAATTTTGGTTGTACAGTCATAATATACATATTATACCACAAAATGATATAATTGTATATAAATTAGTGTCAATTAAAATTTATTTTTATTTAGGGGGTTGACAAGGTCTCAAAAAACTGGTATAAAATCCATGTTTTTCTTTTTTGCCCTTTTTTCTTTTTCAAGGTAACACTAGTAAGCTCCTTTTGGAGCTTTTTTTATGTCTGGAGGTTCCCCCTTAGAGATTATGGTCGAGATATACAGAAAAACTACTAACACTCCTAAGAGGTACTTTCGAAAAGAATACAAATCACCTTTAAAGTATCAAAAGGGAGAATATATTGTTAAAAAAATACCCGAAAAGAAGAAACCCGATAGCCAAACAATTGCTCTTATGCGTAAACTACGTGAAGAAGAACAAAAAGAAAGAAATACCAAGAAAAAGAAAAGATAAAATCCCCTGGTATAAGGACTTAAATCCTTGATTTTACTACAGAAGCTCCTATATGGAGCTTTTTTTGTATCTAAAGTAAGTAGCCGCCCTCTGGTATATGAAACTATTTCCTTGATTTTAGGTCGTAGCTGTACACGTGTACGTGCATACCCCCACTGGGTCATGCGTACCCTCTAGAATCACACAATATTTATGTAATAAAATCAATGTGTTATATAAGATAAAGCCTTTTAGAGCCTGATACAGCAACAAAGATTTATATTTGTATAGCCTTAGCGTTTTTTTTGGTTTAGCTCTGTATAAAAAGATTATAGCACTATGCAGGCATAATAAAATTTGTATACAAAATAAAGCCCTAACGTCAATTATTTGACTATAACGTAGTCAATACTTTGACAGCTTGTCTGTCAATCTTTTGACATTGCAGGGCAATGATAGATATAGTCTTTAGTCCTTTGATAGTAGTACAAGTATGATAGTAACAGAATAATAACTGATAGTAATGTAAGCGAAAATTTTTGTGATAGTTTGTCAATGTTTTGACTGTGATAGTTTTTATAATATAAGTCCTTGTAATTACTAGATTTTATTTCTCGACGTCGTGGATTATTACAATACATATAATTTATAATTTTATATGTATAATTTTAAAAAATCTTATTAGGCTAATTTATTATTATTGTTTGCATAATATATATAAAAATCGTATATTTAATTGAGGGTTTTGAATGGTTCAAAACTCCAAAACAAACTTTAAAATTCTTTGAAAGGAATATTAAAAATGACTATAACTTTAAATCAAGATTTCAAAAAATCTGTTTCTATTACTGACATTAACAAGGTTAATTCTGTTATTGTTGGCGTTTTAAAGCCCATGTACGAGGGTGAAAACAAGCAAGCTAAATTGGGCGTTTCCCTCGGTTTGGCTGTTGCTGATTGGGTTGTATTGGCTATGAGTGGCGAAAATACAGCTAATACTTTACCTACTTTAGACCAATGTAAAAGCCATTTAAAAGACCTAATAAAGACCTTTGTTCCTAAGGTTGAAAATTCCAAGGGCGAAGAAATTGCTGATATGAATGAGGTTAATAAATTAAATAGCCATGTTCAAGATGCTTGTAAAATGGCTCTTTTAATTGCTGGTTCTAATACTGGATTTATTAAAGGTATTAGGAATGAAACAAGAGCAGATATTGTGCCTTTAAATCAAGCCTTTGATAAAAAGGGAAATTTAAAAACTGGATTAGTTGAGGATATTTTTTGGTCTCCAGTTGCTACGTTTCCTAATAGAAATGAGGGTACTGAAAAAGCTCCTGTTGTTTCTGAAAATTCAAAGGTTCATAGACCATGCACGATTAAAAGTGTAAGGGAATGTTTTGGAGTTCATTTCGAGGGAAAGAAATTAAACTCTGGTCGTTATGCTTTAGACG